GCCTACAGGCGGATTAACAAAGGTCTGGTGGATTGAGAGGCAAATAGGGAGAGAATCTTTAGATTCTGCACAAAAACGGGACTGATCAGCGACCCTTATGGGTCGCTTTTTTTGTGCCCTGTAGTGTGACGTTTTATGTCAGTTTTCGTCAGCATTTCAGAGTGGACAGTTCGCAAACTGGATTGTAAACGGTTGTAACTGCAAAATGGCAGTTCGTGGATTGGCACAGTCGCTGAGATCCGTTGCGGCGCAAGGGGTTTGGGGGTGTGTGCCAGTTATTCGTGCGGCACACATCGATTGATCAGCAGTCGTTATGGCAGTTGATTCCATTGATAAGATATACTAATGTGCGCCCCTGCGCCCCCCGTATATAAAATCGATCACTACCCTAACCTACAGAGGTGACAATTCGAGTGAGTGATTTCGAGTTCATTAAAAAAAATTCGCCAAAAATTTTTTGCCTCATAAGGTGTTATAATAAGGTTACTATAAAAAATTTCCGTGGATCATTTAGAGTTCCCAAACCTTGGTGTCATAAAAGGTGAGATTGATGATAATATCCGAGAGTATCTGAATTCTATAATTGATTCCGTGTTGCCTCCGAATTTTCCCGAGGTAGATTTAGAGTATAACCAATTTCCTATACGGGATGATGAGGGTAAGTTGGCGGCGTTTATGGTGCCGTATGTGAACAAATACTTTACGGATTTTTACTACCCTGGCGAGCCGCACACGACCCATGAGCATTCGCTAGAGATTAGCAGGTTATGGGTGAGGGTAAATCATCCAGGGGATTATGTAGAGCCACACAAACATAAATCGGTGCTTTCTTTTGTAATTTGGATGAATATCCCCACAAATTGGAGAGAGGAGCAGAGTGGGAACTGTCATGCTCGCCATCCATCTGCCACAGACTTTATTTTATTTTACTCTGATCTTCTTGGATTAATTCAGACGTATAATGTAAAACTCGACAAGAGTTCTGAGGGAACGCTCTTGCTTTTTCCTGGGATGATGGATCATATGGTTATGCCAGGGTATACCTCAGATGATTATAGAATTTGTATTGCGGGAGATATAACACAATCTCCGAATGTTATCGACACACCCCATGTTGCCTCAAACACCCCACAAAAGGTAGATCCTCTGGTATAATAAGGTCAATGAGAATTCTCCGTGATGCGCCGACGACCACCCTATTGGAACATGTGGAGAGTTATCCTCACTTATTGGATTGCTCGACACCCTAAGGTCGTATTTGCCGTACTGGGTATTCTCATTATAGGGATATATAATTCTGTAGCGAATTAGACAGTATGACATACTCGAAGATCTATCACATATACTCAAAAGAGAACCAATGTGTTGAATCCGTACTTACAGAGGAGGAATTCAAACAGAAGTGGGCAGTATTGGATAAGACTAAGTATGAATACGAGGAACTGACAGTCGATAATAAGGCAGTCGCAGAATCCTCTTATTGACACCATATAGATACACTGTTAGAATTGAACTGAAGAAACTTTAAACACATGGCAAAAGGATTCACTGTAAAAGCATCTGCTCCTACTCAACCTAAAGAAGAGTGGGATTACGATGCAATCAAAGCACGTATGCGAGGGAAGAGCATTGTGTTCTGTCTTCCTGGACGTAATTGCTCTTATACATTCCTCAAATCTTTTGTGCAAATGGCATTTGACCTTGTACAAAATGGTATGAGTATCCAAATCTCTCAGGATTATTCGTCGATGGTTAACTTTGCACGTTGCAAGGTTCTTGGAGCGAATGTTCTGCGCGGACCCAAGCAGATTCCCTGGGATGGTAAACTGAACTACGATTATCAACTCTGGATTGATAATGATATTGTGTTCAATACTGAGAAGTTCTGGCAACTGTGCGATCTCGCAGTCCCTGGTCCAGACAAAGACGGAAACGAGCAATCCGAGCGAGAGATCGCATGTGGTTGGTATGCCACCGAAGATGGGATGACTACCAGCGTTGCTCACTGGTTGGAAGAAGATGACTTCCGTAAGAACGGTGGCGTTATGAACCATGAGACCGTAGAGTCCATGGCAAAGCGTCGTAAACCCTTTACCGTTGACTACACTGGATTCGGTTGGGTTATGATTCGTAAGGGTGTCTTTGAGCGTCTTGAGTATCCTTGGTTCGCTCCTAAGATGCAAGTCTTTGAATCTGGTAACGTTCAAGATATGTGCGGAGAAGACGTATCGTTCTGTCTTGATGCCAAAGAAGCAGGCGTTGAGACCTGGTGCGATCCTCGTATCCGCGTTGGTCACGAAAAAATTCGTATCATCTGATGAAAGAAAAACTCTATAATCTCTGCTATAATGGCAGAGCATTATATCAGAACCTCACTATTGAAGATGCCTCTGAGGTACTTCAAGAAATCTCTGAAAAATACTATGAGGGGGAGGACATTGATCCCTCCCTCATTTACCTCGATCCACTTTTTGAAACTTCTGAATAATTATGGCACGTCTCAAATCTTCTCTGACTAATAAAAAAATCATCGAGTCCAAACCCAAAAAAACTCGGCAAGGAGCAGGACAGCATACCAAATATAGCGCAAGCTCTCGGAATGCTAAGCGTAAACGTTATCGCGGTCAAGGTAAAGGTTAAACATGAGTCAATTAGTCACCAATCTTCCATCCCAAAAAGTATGGGTACGTAAAGAATATCTAAGAGACTTTCAAGATGGATTTGGTGAATTTGTAGAGGGCGTCTGGGTATCGGCAAAGTCCATACCTGGACGCGCTTTTTATTTTGAGACATATTTACCAGAATATGGTGCCATGTATGATAAACTACCTATCAGCGCGTTTCTCTCGGCACAGACGCTTCCAGACCCCGATCTGGACCTTCCTAACCTACAGTTCTGGAACTGTATGGACTATGGAATACGTTGCATTCAGAAGCAATTTATCAGTACAATGCAATTTGAGGTGTTTACTCGCAACCATGGATTCTTAAAAGGTCAATATCTGTTTACTTTGGACAACTTCCATGCAGATATAGATATTATAGACACTAATGTTAGTGAGAAACCAGACGAACATAAGTCACATAATTGTATTCTATTGGAAAATGGGCAGTTTGGACTCTATCCAAACAATAGAATGAGGATGTATGACCTCTCTATTACACCAGAAACTCCAAAAACTCCTGATTTTAAGGTATCTACACACATTTTTCAGGTTGAAAATGGAATTTCTTGGGGAAGACTTGGCGATACTGACGAATATTTTTGGAAAACCGAAAAAGAACATAAAATTTGCGAAAATTGTGGTATGAATCCATGCGATCCTCGGTGCATTAACGCTGAATAGGGATAGCAACCCCTCTAAAAGTTCTGATCTAACAAATCAGGAGCAAAAAAATGGGAAATCACTTTGAAGTTGATAAATCAACTGACTTTATTGAAGAGGGAATGACCCTCATCACTGAAACTGATAGTGATAGACTCTTAAATATGGCATCAAAACGCAATCGTAACAAAAGAAAAGAAGAACTTTACCCAGTTCCAGAAGATCGTATGGCACGTCCCTGTGGAGGTGCTGGTGGATTCGATGATTTTGTTGAGCGTTGGCATCAATAACTCAAAATAATTGTGATAAATAAGTCATAAGGTAAACTTTTGATAAATATCATGCCTTTAGAGCGTGTCAGTAAGGGGTTTAAAGATATAAGTCTTTCGTTAAGGTCTAACCCCTTGACAAAAGATTTGGTCATATTAAAGAATGAATATGCTATTGCACGCTCTGTTCAAAATTTAGTTTTGACTGTTCGTGGTGAAAGATTTTTTAATCCAAGTCTTGGAAGTGACGTAAATAGATTATTATTTGAAAATATTGACTTTTTTGCTGCTAGTTCATTAAAAGATGAAATAATAAATGTTATAAAAAACAATGAACCTAGAGTTGACCTAAAAGAAGTTATTGTTACTCCAAAAGAAGATGAGAATCTAATGGAAGTAACTATAAAATACTATATTGTGGGTATTGACGCTCAACCCCAACAGTTGCAATTTGTATTACTACCAACTCGATAAATGTCAATAGTCAACGTAGCAAGTCTAGATTTTGCAGAAATCAAAGAGTCAATTAAAAGTTACCTAAGAGCCGATGGTAACTTTACTGACTATGATTTTGAGGGGTCAAATTTTTCTGTTCTTTTAGACACGTTAGCATATAACACTTACATAAGTGCTTATAATGCCAACATGTTGACCAATGAGGTGTTTCTTGATGGAGCAACTCTCAGAGAGAATGTAGTATCATTAGCAAGGAATCTTGGATATCTCCCTCGTTCAGTAACTGCATCTAGGGCAAAAGTTCAGTTTGCATTAAATTTAACTGATCTATCAGCAAATATAGTCTCAGTTACCTTAAAAAAGGGCATTGTTGCTACCACAGCAGCAAGTTATGGTGGACTTAGTTACGTCTATTCAATACCAGATGACGTTACTGTTCCAGTATCAAATTCTACTGCAGTTTTTGAAGAGTTAGAAATTTTTGAAGGTGGGTACATTCAAAATACATTTACTGTTGATAGCAACAAAAAGAATCAAAGATTCATATTGCAGAATCCAAGAATTGATACAAGTCTGATTAGAGTTGAAGTAAGAGAGAGTAAGAATAGTAATGTTACTCGTTACTATAGACAGGCATCTAATTTAACAAATGTATCTAGAACCGATGATGTATTTTTCATTAATGAAATAGATGACCAAAGATATGAATTAATTTTTGGTGATGGTACATTTGGTAGTAAGCTTAAGAATGATAATTTTATTATCGTAACTTATGTTGTAACAAACGCAGAAAATGGGAATGGAATAGACAAGTTTAGATTTACGGGAAGATTTGTTGATAACAATGGAAGTTTATTAAAGATAACCTCTCCTTTGGTTAGTGTTGTAGAATCTGCTGGTTATGGATCCCCAATTGAATCTGTAGAGTCGATTAAGAAGTTGGCTCCTAGAGTCTATGCATCACAAAATAGAGCAGTTACTGCAGGGGACTATGAGGCACTGATTCCATCTCTATACCCAGAAACAGATTCAGTATCAGTTTATGGTGGTGAAGAATTGACTCCACCAAAATATGGAAAAGTATTCATATCTATCAAACCAAAAAATGGTGATTACGTTCCAAACATTGTAAAAGATAATATAAAGACATTACTTAGAAAATATTCTGTTGCTGGAATTATACCAGAGTTTATTGATTTAAAATATCTTTATATTGAGTATGATTCTAATGTTTATTACAACCAAAATCTTGGTTCCGCATCTCAAATAAAGGAAGAGGTTAAGAAAAATATTGAATTATTTGCTTCTTCTGATGAGTTAAATAGATATGGTTCTAGATTCAAATACAGTAAGTTCTTAAAACTTATTGATGATTCTGCTGCAGCAATCACATCAAACATTACTACTATATTTTTGAGAAGAGATGTGAAAGTATCTCCTCCTGGTATTTTTGCTGAATATGAAATTTGTTTTGGAAATAGAGTTCACATTAAATCATTGAATGGATACAATATTAAAACCAGTGGTTTGCAAGTATCAGGAATTACTGGTACGGTTTATTTTAGTGATTTACCAAATACAGATCAAGAGACTGGATCAATTTTCTTATTCAAATTAGATGCAAAAAACGAACCAGTAATCATTAGAAAGGATTTTGGTACAATTGATTATTTGAGAGGTGAGATTCGTGTAAACGCAGTTAACATTATCTCCACTTCAAAGAAAAAACTTGGCGATAATATTGTCGAAGTATCAATGATACCTCAATCAAATGATGTTATTGGTTTACAGGATTTATACCTGCAGTTAGATACTTCAAAATCTAGCGTTGATATGATAGCAGACACTATAGCTTCTGGAATAGACCTCTCTGGAACTCAATATATAGTATCATCTAGTTACTTAAACGGAGAATACGTAAGGTTATAAAATATGGATAATAGAGTAAAAATACAAAACTTAGTTCAAGATCAAGTTCCTGATTTTGTTTCAGATTCTTATCCAGAATTTGTAGAATTCTTACGTGCATATTATAAAGACTTAGAAAGTCCTGGATCTCCATTAGATATTGTTAATAATATTGATCAATATACTCAATTAAATAATGTTTCTGAAATTGTATATTCAACAGAATTGACATCTAGCGTTGGATATTCAACAAAATCCATAGAGGTAACAAGCACCGAAGGGTTTCCACCTAGAGATGGATTGGTTCAAATTGGAAATGAAATTATTAGGTATGATACAAAAACCTTAACATCTTTTGATGGATGTGTGAGAGGATTTGTTGGTTTTACCTCATACGTTGACAATATTGACAAGTTTCCAACATTTCTTGATTCAAACAAAGAACCACATTCTCCTGGGGATACTGTATTTAATTTAAATTCTCTTTTTATAGCAGAAATCTATAAAAAATATAAGAGAATGTATGCTCCTGGATTTGATAATGTCCAGTTTTATGAAGAAGTTAATGAAAAAAATGCTGTTGCAAGATTAAAGGATTTTTATGCATCCAAGGGTGCAAACTCTTCATTTGATCTATTGTTTAGACTGATTTGGGGAGTTGATGTTAAGGTAGTAAAACCAAGAGACTTCCTCATTCAACCATCTGATGCCGATTATAGAATTACAAGAGATCTAGTTGTAAAACCACTTCTTGGAGATCCACAAGATCTGGTAAATAGAACTCTTTTCCAAGATGAAACAACTACAATTCAAAATGCATCGGGCACAATCACCGATGTAGAACAAATTTTTCGTAGTAATGAAGTTTATTATAAAATGAGTCTGGATTATAACCCAGACCTAGAAACCTTTGTATTCTCAGTACACCCAAAAACTAAAATTACCAATCCAGTTGGAGCGGGACAAACCTATCTTGATGTAGATTCAACATTAAGTTTTGAAAATGAAGGAACATTGGTATTTTATGATAATGATGTAGAGTATCAAATTCAATACAGTGGCAAGAACACGACTCAATTTTTTGGATTACAATCACCAATAGCAATCCCATTAAATGCAGATATAACAACTCCAGACTATGCTTATGCTACTGACGACGATGGTAACGAAATTCGCGTTAAAGTAACAGGTGTTTTGGGTGAACTGGTATATGATAGAGAAAAATCATATTATTATCAAGTAGGCGATCAAATTCAAATCGTCTCACTGGGTTCAGATAGTGAAGATCAAAATGTAACTTCTTGGGTACTTAATTCTACACCAGAATATGAGATAGAACAACTGACACAAGTAGCATTAAAATTAAATGGTGCTGCTCAGTATAGAGTAAGAACTTACGATCCACATATTTTTACTCTTGGTGATATTGGAACAGTAAAGGGAAGTGATGGAAATCAATATGACGTTTTTGTTATTGCAGTTTCTGATAGGTACGAATTTGATATTAACTTAACAACACAAGTAAATACAACTAGTGTTAAGTATAACATTAGAAAGGGTATATCAAAAGCAAACTCTGTAAATAATCCAGAACTCAACATATTCTCATCAAATGTAAGCAATGTTTATATTAAAGATAATGATAGGTATGTTACTTCAAACTCTCTTCCAGATTATTATAACACTCCAATAACAATTGAAGATTTATCTGTGACCTTTAGTGGTCAGTTTGATGGATTTGATATTAATATTGGTACAAATGGTTTTATTACTGGAGATGCCATTTATTATAACTACAACAATAATATTGGTCTAGATATTCAAGAAGGTCAGTATTTTGTATATAAAGCCAATGCATCTACAATAAGATTAGCAACAAGTAGATCTAATATTAGAAGTGGCATTTTTATTAGAGTATTTGGAACAGTATTTAATAATAAGTTTGAACTTCTTAAATTTAAAGACAGGATTATCAAATCCCAATCTTTAATCAGAAAATTCTCACACCCAATACCATATGATAATTATGAAGAAACCATTACCTCTCCAGGTAATACGGGAATGTTTCTTAATGGAGTTGAGTTATTAAATTACAAATCTTCGGATACTTTATATTACGGTAAAATAGAAGAGATTGTAGTTTCTTCTCCTGGAGATAAAAACTATGATATTATAAACCCACCCGTTCTCTCAATTGATGACAACATTGGTGTAGGAAGTTCTATTTTTGGATCTGGGGCAGAGGGAGTATGTAACGTAAGAGGATCTCTTACAAAGATCGACATTATTGATAAGGGATTTGATTATGTTGAAGAACCAAAAGTAACTATTTCTGGTGGAAATGGTATTGGTGCAGAAGCAAAATGTAAATTATCCAAGATAACACATTCAGTATCATTTAATGCTGGAAGTTTGTATGAGAATGTAAATCTTTCTAATAATACAATTGGATTCTCCACCTTCCATAAATTTAGAGATTATGAAAAAGTTTTATACTCTTCACAATCACAAACTGAAATTGGTGGATTAGTCAATGACTCCATCTATTTTGTTAAAGATTTGGATGGTAAGACTATTAAACTTTACAACACTGCAGATGATGCTATTGTTGGTGTTAATACAATCAACTTTACTGCATATGGAGATGGATTGCAGAAGATTTCTGCGTTTGAAAAGAAAAATGTAATATCATCTATAGAAGTAATTTCTGGTGGATCTGGATATACAAATAAAACACTATACTTTAATGAGGACCATGTAGACATTTATTCAAATACTATTGTATACCCAAATCATGGATATACAAATAGGGAAATTGTTAGAATTTCTACAGATGATACTCTTCCTGTAGGTTTAAATTCAACATCAGAATATTATGTTAATGTTGTTGATAGTAACAGATTCAAAGTCGCAGAATACATTACTGTTGGTATTGGATCAACTCTTCAATCAGATTTTAACTATGTAAATAAAAGATTTGTTAATTTTGGTGATGGGGGCACTGGAACACACAATATCACCTACAGACCAATTGAAGTAAAACTGGAAGCTCCTATTGGTGTAACAACAACATCGGGGCAGAATTTTGCAGCTAAAATTAGTCCAATATTTACGGGAGAAATTATCTCAATATCATTAAAGACAAATGGCAACAACTATGGTGATGCTAGTATCTTAAATTATAACAGACAACCAAATATTCAACTTAACAGTGGAGTAAATGCACAATTAACACCGATTGTATCCGCTGCTGGTAGAATAATTGGTGTTATTGTCAATAATGTTGGTAGTGGGTATAATTCTCCACCAAACATTGAAATCTTAGGTTCTGGAGATGGTGCAGTATTGACTCCAGTAATTGAAGATGGTAAATTGACAGAAGTCAAAATTATTGAAAGTGGTTTTGGTTATAAACAAGTAGATACGATATTAAACGTAATTCCAACTGGTTCTGGAGCAACATTTACTGCCAAAATAAAATCTTGGTCTATAAACCTTGTTGAAAGAATTATACAAGCACAAAAAATTAATCCAGACGATGGTATTATTACATCAGCAATAACATCTGATGCTGGTTTACAATACACCCATGGTTATCTTGGTAGAGAACTGAGAAGAAAATTACTTTCAACTTCTCTTGATAATGATGGTAATACAATTTATAGAGATGATATTGATAATGATACCAATTCCACATTATATCACTCACCTATTGTTGGTTGGTCTTATGATGGTCATCCAATTTATGGACCATACGGATACGCCGATAAAGAAGGTGGAGCAATAAAAAGACTTAATAGTGGTTATAGTCTGATTTTGCCAGCAAATAGACCATCTACTGGAGATTTCCCAGCAGGCATATTCGTAGAAGATTATCAATTTGTTGGAGATGGTGATTTAGATATACACAATGGTAGATATTGTAAAACTCCAGAATATCCAAATGGCGTATATGCATATTTTTCTACTATAAATTCTACCCCAGAAGCAAGTGGACCATTAAATGGTTACTTAAAACCAGTTTTCCCATATGTTATTGGAGATAGTTATAAATCAAAACCTGTAGAATTTAATTTTAGTCAATTCTCCAGTTTAGACTACATTAATATAAATGATTCTGGTTGGACTAGGTATACTGGTAAATTAGGTCTTTTAAGTAATAGAACATCTTATTCTGGATTCTTACAACCAGATCAATTTGCAGAAGGGTTTACAGAAATAAGAAGTGTAACGCCTGGATCAGTTACTAAGTTAAATTTGGTTGCTCCTGGAGATAATTATTCTCTTGCGGATAGTGTTTTCTTTGATAACGTTGATACAAGTGGTTCTGGTGCATATGCACGTATATCTGAACTTGCAGGAAAAACCGTTGATAGTGTTTCTTATGAGTTTGATTTACTTAAATCTGTTCAATTTGTACCATCAATATCTGACGGTAGATTTATTGGAATTGGATCAACAGATCATAATTTAAAGAATGGTGATATTGTATCGATACAAAATTTAAACATATTATCAACAGAGTTTTCCAAATCATACAACGTAGGAATATCTACAAATAACCTAACGTTATCAACAAATGTAGGAGACTCTGCTTCAAGTGGTATTGTAACTTACTTCAATGTAAGTGGTAACTTAGTATTTCCAGCATTGTCGGTTAATGATCTTTATCTTATTGGAGATGAGACTGTAAAAGTATTAAACGTATATCAAGATGATTCTCGAATAAAAGTACAAAGAGCAATTAATGGAACAAGTGATCCACACTTTGCTGGATCAAACTTGAAGGAAAAAACTAGAAAATTAATTGTAAATACTGGATTTACAACATCTACAGAATATCAATTAGATACTGAATATTATTTTGATCCTAGAGAATCTGTGATTATTCCATCAGAAAATCTTATTTTATATTCAAATCCAGTTCCGCCAGAATTAGTATCTGCATGGGATTACTATACTGTCGGTGTTGGTACTGGAACGGTATCTTATTATTCTGCAACCGCTCCAGATGGTAGCAATGATGTTGCAAAGGTTTCTTTTGCATCAACAACGGGCACAGGAGACGGTTTTGGAATTGAGTATTCTTCAACATCTCTTTCAGCAACAAATCATACAATATCAGTATTTTTAAAGGGAAATGCTGGTGGTGAAGAAGTTTATATTATAGTTGATGATGGATTGGCATATTATAGTTCAAAAGTTACCCTAACAAGATTTTGGAGAAGATATTCTTTCCAAGCATTTACTGGTTCTGGTAGTCACACATTAAAAATTGGTACATACGGTCCACAAACACTGACATCAAATACATCACCAACATTCTATGTTTGGGGTGCTCAAATAGAAACTGGAACTTTAAGATCAACTCTTTATGAGACTAATGGTTCTGCATTGTCAAGATCTGCGGATGTATCTGGATTATTGTCTTTGAGTAATCCTGGAGTGACTCAAAAAGAACTTATAAAATCAACAATTCATTCATTCTATTTACCATCTCATGGATTCAAAACAGGTGATTTATTAACTTACAATGTTGGATCTGGATTTACTGGGGTAAAAGTATCCACAGGGACCACACAATTCCCCTTGGAAGATGGTACAAAGTTATATGCTGCAGTATATGATGCTGATTTTATTGGAATCTCAACTCAACAAGTTGGAGTTGGAAGCACTGGACAGTTTGTTGGCGTTGGATCAGAAGGATTACTGATCTATGATCTAGTTGACTATGGAACTGGTGAAATACATAGTTTTAATACTAACAAAACTTCAACTATTGTTGGCGATGTTTATAAAAAGTATGCTAAGGTTACTACCAAAATAAATCATGGATTAACAGAAGGTGATCAGATCGTATTTAATGCTGTTAGTGGAATTCAAACAACTGTTACTGTTGCTTATGATGATTTGAACAGAAGAATGGTTATAAACCAAAAATCATTTATTGATTCTGATGTTGACATTGATAGAAATTCAATTACAATTCCAAACCACGGATTTAAAAATGGTGCAAAAGTAATCTATAATTCACCATCACCATCTGTTGGTTTAACCAATGCACAGATTTACTATGTTATTGTTTTAGATGACAATACAATTTCTTTATCGGATTATTATTATGATGTAATTACCTCTAATGAGAGTGTTCAAATAATCGATATCGAAACTCAATCTTTAGGATTTATTAGTGAAGTAAATCCTGAAATATTCTGCTATAGAAATTCTACCGTCATATTTGATTTATCGGATCAAACATTAGCAGCAAATTCCTTGCCAGCATTTAACTTCTTCCTTTATACTGATGAAAACTTTAGTGATGAATTTTTTACTACAGAAGAAAATACTGGAGATTTTAACGTAAAAACAAGCGGAACTATTGGAGAACCAGGAGCAAAGTTAGAATTAATTATTGATGAGAACGTCCCAACTACATTGTATTATAACTTAGAACCAATTAGATATAATGGTGCAGCAGCATCAAAACTAGAAATTATATCGGATAATTTTAATATAAAGAATCCAAATAAATTGAGTGTTTCTTACAGTAAATTTAATCTCAAAGCAAATGTAACTGGAGTAACTAGCGCAACATTTAATTATCCACTCTTAGATACTCCAGAGAAAATTTTATATCCAAATAATGAAGCATTGTTGTCATATACAACAACATCTTTAAGTGCAATTGGACCAGTTGCAAAAGTTTCTCTGGATTCTATAGGAAGAAATTACAGAAAACTTCCAAACATTGCTGAAATTGTCAGTATTGGTGGAACAGGAGCAATTTTCTTACCAGCAAGTACCAATCTTGGTCAAGTTGATGAGGTAGTGTTAACTGATATTGGTTTTGACTATCCCTCAGACAAAACGTTAAATCCAGCAGCACAGTTCCCATACACATACAAGATTGAACCACTTTCTAAATTTAGTCAAATTAAAATTGTAAACCCTGGTATCAATTATTTTGTTCCACCACAATTAGTTGTTCTTGATGGTTTTACTGGAAGAGTTAACACCGAAGCATCTCTCAAATATGATATTGGAGATACTGAAGTAACCATTGTAAGAAATACAACAGGTTTGTATAACATTACTCCAAAAATTCTACCAATCAATAATCCAAATGGTATAAGAATTGATGATATTACATACGATCCTGGTAACTATAATGTTACTATTGGATTTGCCGTCACATTCACAACAGCAGAAGATTATCCATTCAAAGTTGGTGATAAGGTTATTGTAGAGAACACCAATATTGACGCAACTGTCAATGGAACTGGATACAACTCATCAGACTTTGGATATGCATTATTTACTTTGACCGCCATAGATCCAAATATTGGTGGGGAGACTCCAACTATTACGTATAACTTACAGGATTATTTAAAACCAGGTCAAGTTCCAGGTAATTTTGATAGTTTTGATTCATTTGGAACAGTTACACCAGAATCATACTTCCCACAATTTGATATTGATCTTGCAAAAGACTCATTTAGATCTGGAGAAATTATTGTTGCTCAAGATGATAATAGAGGAGTAGTTCAGTTCTATGATTTTAGAAACGAATATTTGAGAGTTAGATCTAAAATTCCATTTAAGGTTGATGATCTCATCATTGGACAATCATCACAGAACCAAGGATTAATTTCTAGTGTTGATGGAATATCTGGAAAATATTTGATATCGTCCAATAGTATTACTAAAAAAGGTTTCTTAAGAGATACTGGAAAACTTAATTATGCATTCCAAAGAGTTCATGATAATGATTATTATCAGTACTTCTCTTATTCAATAAGATCCTCAATAGATTATAAGGATTGGAATCCTCTGGTAAGTGCTTTAACACATACTTCTGGATTCAAAAAATTTAGTGAATTGGTTATTGATTCATATGATCCCTCAATCGTTGGTATAACAACAGCACAAGATCTCAATGTTCTGATTGCAATCTCAGATTTGACTCAAGTTGTTGATTTAAATACAGTCAGAGACTTTGATATTGGTAGAGAAAAGAGTATTGATGTTAGTGGAGATTTGGTATCCAATGAAATCTTGTTTAATTTACCATTCCTTGCACAATACCAAGAATTTATAGGCAACAGAGTTCTTGCTGTTGATGACTTTAGTGATCAGTTTAATGGTGAAAAGAGAGATTTTGAATTATTCTCAGACGGCAACAAAGTTTTTGAGATTGAATTTTCTGGTAATGATGCAACTAAAATATCAGTTGGTGAGGGAACCATTGATATAACAAATCATTATTTTGTTAGTGGAGAATTGGTACAATATATCCCACCAAATAATGATTTTGCCAATGCAATTCAGATTACCCCAACAGATTTTGGACCAGGAATTGGTACTACATCATTACTTCCATCACAATTCTATATTATCAAACAAGACAACCAAAAAGTCAGAGTTGCAACTTCAGCAACAAATGCGTTGTTGTTTAACCCAATAGGTGTTGGATTAACTGGAGTTGGAATTGGATCTACTCATATATTCAGAGCAATTGAACCAAATAATAGAATGTTAATTACAATCAATGGAACTATTCAGTCTCCAATGGTTGGAACCGCATATACAGTTGCTCTTGCATCCACAGCGGGCATTGGTTCTACTGTAATCGATATGGTTGGAGTAACATCTGTATTTGGTGGTGATCTTGTAAGGTTTGAAGATGAGGTTGTCTTAATTGCTGCGGTCGATAATGTAGCAAATACATTAACAGTGAGAAGAGGATGGATGGGAACTGCTGAAGTATCTCATTCCGCTGGTGTTGTTGGAACAAAGCAAGTTGGTAACTTTAATGTAGTTAACAATGATCTTCATCTAATTGAAGGTCCTTGGGGCAATATTCCAGTTGGACTTGGAACAACTGCGCTAAATTCTGGAGAGGTTGATTACACAGGACTTACAACAAGTTCTAGATTTAGTGGAAGAATCTTCTTAAGATCTGCATTAAACCAGGCATTTACAACAAGCTTCTTACCAGCATATGATAATAACTATGTTTATGATGATATTTCTGATCAATTTAATGGAATCAACACTTCATTCTATTTAAAATATAATGGAAATGACATTGATAATATTTCAGCACAAAATACAATTGTCTTAATTGATGATATATTCCAAGGTCCACAGAGACTTGGCAATGTATTAACAAATATTGAAGGAGATTACAAACTTGAAGGTGGTGGTGGTCAACTTCTCTTAGGATTTAATGGAGAAGTTACAGATCCAAATAACCATAATGATATTAATGTAAATAGAGTTCCTAGAGGAGGTGTTATTGTTAGCGTTGCTTCAAAGGCGGGTTATGGTTATCAACCTTTAGTATCTGCTGGAGGAACAGCAGTTGTATCTGCCGCTGGAACAATAACAGCGATTGCAATAGGTAATACTGGATCTGGTTATAGATCTGGATTGCAAACAGTATCTGTTGGAATTGAGACTGCAAGTTATGGCGCTGCAAATATAACTGCAGTTGGTGTTGCTACTGTTGTTGATGGACATGTAATTGGAGTTGCTATTACAAATCCACAAGTATTTTATGCACCTAGAGAAGTTGCAAATATTGGTTATAGTTCAGTAACTGGAATCACAACAGTAACAACATCCACTCCACATAATTTGTCTCTTGGCGATGAAGTTCAAGTGGTTGGTGCAGCATTCACATGTGATTACTATCCACCAGTAAATGTAACAAATGCTCTTTATGATAATGTAACTGGCATTATGACAGTTACTGTTGGTGGTGCATCAACGCTTACAGTTAATGGATTCTTCTATGATAATGTTACTGGATTGGCGACTGTTACGACGGTAGAACCGCATAAGTTCGTTCCTCAAACTGCTATAGGAAGAAGTTTCAGTCTTGCAGGATTGGCACTTACTTGCGTTGGGTATGGTCAAACATTTGGAGTATATGATTTTACTTATGACAATATAACTGGTTTAGCAACAGTCTTCACTATTGGGGATCATGGATTATCCAATGGTGAAACATTCAAGATGCGCGAATTGGCGTTTAATTGTCCAGTTGGAGGACCTACAGGATATGGCCAAACGTTCACGATTACGCAGTTCCAGTATGACAATGTTACTGGTCTTTCTACAGTTACTACTTCTAGTTCTTTTATTGGCGTAATTGGAATTGGTAGTGATATTAGACTGGATAACCTTGAATTTACTTGCCCAGGTGGGTCTGGTATCACAACAACTATCTTCCCAGATGGAACTCAAGGATACACATTTACTGTAACTAATATCATTGCATCCGATCAATTTGAGATTAATGTTGGACCATCAACAATTAGTCATACTTATGTTGAGAATGATGCTGGACAAGTTACTGCTGGACTTACTACATCAATATTCCCAGATGGAACTCAAGGTTATTTCTTTGATGTTGTTACAGTAGGGACCACAACATCGTTTACAGTTAATGTTGGACCTTCAACTATTAGTCATACTTATGCATCTGGCGGCGTAATTCAAGTAGGTATTAATACTAACATATTCCCAGGCAACTCTGTAGTATCACCTCTTGGAGATATATTTGGAGTTCTCTCAGCACCAGATTCATACACACTTACATTTAATGCTGGAATTTCTACTATTCGCCATGAATATGTGAGTGGTGGTTCACTAACAGTTGGACATAAATTAAAAGTTGGCACAGATGTAATTCTTACTGGTCTTGCATTTACATGCTCTTATGATGGCGGTGTTGGAATTCTTACTCACCCAAGAATAACAGACCCAACATATTGTGGAACACAAGTTACTAGAATGAATAGTCTTTATGACTTTGAAATTAATGTTGGTGTTACCACTGCAGAATCTTTCTATAACTCTGGAGGAATTGTAGAGGAGATTATTCTTGCTCCTAGACAAATTAACAACTCACCAACAGGGCAAGATCCTGGTGCAAATGGAACTGCAATTACAAAAATTGTAGATGACTACACGTTTATTATCAACTCTGGTCCATCCCCATATACACACGCATACAAGCGTTGTGGAGAGGTCAGAAGACCCCTTGATGTTGTATTTGATGCCCCATTAACATATTACAACATTCCTTTAGTTTACCATCCAGGAGAGTCTGGATTTGGAACAGGGGCAACAGTAGACTTAGTTCCAAGTAATGATAGCACAATTCTCAATTTTGAAATTAATAATTTTGGATATGGTTATGGTTCTGGGGAACGCTTGACAGTAGCAATTGGTGGTACAGTTGGCATTCCAACGTTTGCAACCATAACATCAAATGCCGTTACACCTGTATTTGATGGAGCAAATTACTACTCAGTAACTGATGCAACATATGATCCTGTAAGTGGCAATTCAACACTCACTATTGGTATTCATACATTAACTACAGCAGATACGGTTAGAATTGCAAATAAATCACTTCTCTTCAGATGTGCAAGTGATGATTATAGTGCAATTCTTGCTTACCCACGTCCTGGAATCGATAGCAACATTGCAAACCAAGATGTTGGAATTACATCATATACATCAACAACAATTACAGTATTTGCTGGATCATCCCCAGTTGGAAAGCAGTTCCCACATACATTTGTTGGACTTGCAACATATCTCCCATTTGAATTAACTATTGATAGAACCTTCCAGTCTAAGTTCTCTGGATGGAACGTTGGTGAATTTATTGTTCTTGATGAAATTGATCCATTCTTTAACGGCGCAAGAAGATTGTTCCCGCTGTCAGTTAATGGTGAAAGTATTTCATTCTTTGCAAAAGCAAACTCTGGAATCAACTTACAATCAAACTTACTTGTATTTGTTAATGACATTCTTCAGACACCAGGAGAGGGTTATCAGTTTAATGGTGGTAGTACATTAAGATTTACAGAAGCACCCAAAGGTGGCGTTAGTGGATTTAGTACCACAGGAGATAAAGCAAAAATCTTTATGTATACTGGAACTCAAACAATTGACGTTCGTACTGTAGATGTTCTCCCCTCTGTTGAAGTTGGTGATGAAGTTCAACTTTATAGTAATGTTGACACCACATTTACACAAGATCCAAGACTTGTAATGGATATTAAAGCAGCAGATAAGGTTATCACAAATAACTATGCTGGGCAAGGTGTAACTCTGAATGAATTGTTTGAGAGACCATTATCTTGGACAAAACAAACAGTTGATAAGATTATTGACAACAACTACATTGGTAAGGATCGTGTTTATTATGAACCAATAATCAATCCATCAACAAATATAATATCAAATGTTGGATTGGCAGATAGTTCTGTTTATGTTTATTCCATAAGACCATTATTTGATAATCCTTTTGAGGGTATTTCTGTTCAAGATAGATCAGTAATTGAAATTATATCTGGAGATGAATTAGTACCAGCAACTGTAGATGCAGTTCTTGGAGTTGGTGGATCAGTATCAAATCTTCTTATAACAAATCCTGGTTATGGTTACACATCAACTCCAGATGTTACCATACAAAAACCATATGATAATGGAACTCAAGCAATAGGTGGTCTTACTATTGGTGCTGGAGGATCAGTCACAACAGCAACAGTAAGCACTGGTGGAACTAATTATTACTATGGACCACTTAAGGCAATGAGCCTCCAGCAACAAGGTTCTGGATTCCCACCAGTAGATACAAATACAAACTTCTTTAGATCAGCAAGATTAAAAACAGAAAGTGGTATCGGATTTGGTGCAGTTGCTGATATCGAAATCAGCACAATAAACTTTAATGTTGCTTCGTTCAGTGTTCTTGAAGGTGGTACTAATTATCAAGTTGGTGATACTCTATTTGTTGATACATATGATAATGTTGGACTAGCAACTACATCAAGAAAATGGGCATTGGGAGCACCAATCAAGTTTAAAGTTATTGAAATAGAACCACCAGAGGTGTTAGTCGCTCCACCAAAGAGAGCAGTGGAAGAGTGTCAATTCATAACATTTGAAGGAGATTATGGAATAATTGTTGGTGTCGGAACTACGACCATTGGTGCTGGAACAAGTTTAGGTGTTGCTTTAGACCTCTTTATTCCATTTAATTCCGAGATTAGGGAAGGTTTATCTATAACTTTACCAGGAATTACTACTGGTGATCTCTTTAACATAACTAAAACCAACTTTATTGGGGCAGCACAAACTTCTCTTGGTGCAGATGGGTCTATTGTTGGTGTATCAACTATACATGCAGACATGATGTGTGAGTGTATTGATTACTATACAAAACAGTCCGTAGTTCCAGCAGGAATAAATGGTCTTGGAACGACAGTTGGATTTGGAACAACCGTTACTACAGTAATTATCTCACTTCAGAGTGCTGGTGCTAATAATGTAGTTGGATTGGGAACTACTGCATACTATGGTGAATATACATGGGGCAAAATTGGACTTCCAGTTAGAACAACTAACCAAGTATGGAACTCTAATCATGGAGTATCTCAAGCTGGAATCGTAACAAATCCAGTGATAAGGAGAAAGAATCCTCTTAAATATCTTGGTTATTTGAACTAATAAATAGAACATAGAAAAAGTTTGTTTCCGAAATGGCTGCTATTATAACTGACTTGTTGAGAGTTAAAAACGCCAGATCCTTTATTGAAAAAATTAGGGATCCGAATAAATCATACTATACATTCATCGGTCTGCCGAATGCAACAGAGGTAACAAGTAGTTGGAATGTATCTCCGCCATCTCCCAGAGATTGTTTTGATGATTCCAATACTTATTGGGATACAATGATTGCCTTGAAAAAAATTGCTGCTGATGATGTCAGACCAGTTGTAAGAAAGGTCTCTTGGGCATCGGCAACAATTTATGATATGTATCGCCATGATGTTAATAGAAATAATCTTTCAAAACCATCAAATAAAACAAGTTTATATGCATCCAATTATTATATTGTAAATAGCGAATTCCGTGTGTACATCTGCTTAAACAATGGAATTGACCCAGAGAACCCTAATGGTAGACCATCTCTTGATGAACCAAAATTCACAGATTTAGAACCAAGGGCAGCTGGTACTAGTGGTGATGGATATATTTGGAAATATCTTTATACTATTAGTCCAAGTGATGTGATCAAATTTGACTCTCTCAACTTTGTTCCAGTTCCTGTAGACTGGGAAACTAATTCGGATTATCAAACAGTTAGAACTAATGCTTCTACTAGCGGTCAGTTAAAAACAATACTTATTAGAGATAGGGGATTCTTAGTTGGTCCCCCAAATGTTACATATTCAAGAGTTCCTATTAGGGGTGATGGGTCTGGTGGTGAGTGTACCATTGTTGTTAACAATGACTCTAAAATAGAATCAATAACTGTTTCTAATGGTGGTTCTGGATATACTTATGGTACGGTTGATTTAATTGGAGGAAACGTTCCTACTGGATCAAATACTCCCGTTTTTGATGTCATCATACCACCACCAGGTGGTCATGGTGCAGACATTTATTCAGAACTAGGATCAACAAACGTTCTGATTTATTCTAGAATCGAAAATGATGATCAAAATCCAGATTTTGTAACAGGAACGTCTGTCGCTAGAATTGGAATTGTGGAAGATCCAAAAGGATATCAGTCAAACACAATTCTTACAGAAGATAGATTAAGTTCTTTGAGAGGTTTAGTTCTTAAGGGTCTTTCTCCAAATCAAGATGATTATAGATCAACCTCATTTGAACAAAATGCAATTATAACTCAAACTGTAGGTACTGGTATCACTGCTGTTGGAAGAGTTGTTGCATATGATGCACAAACTGGTGTTTTACGTTACTGGCAAGATAGATCTCTTGTTGGATTTAATACGGATGGAACTCAAAAGTCTAGCGCCACATACGGATTCCAATTGAATGATTTTTCTGCAACTCTACAGAGTGGAGGATCTTTAAAAATTGTAGGTGGCAGTAAGGACTTATATATAGATGAAGGATTCGGAACTGATACAAATCCAGGTATTAGTACCGTCATAAATAATAAGACATACTACCTAGGTCAAACATTTATTAAGGGTGTAGCAGATCCAGAAGTAGAAAAATATTCTGGAACTATTCTTTATGTTGACAATAGACCATCTATTACTAGGTCAGTAAATCAAAGAGAAGATATCAAAGTTATTTTGCAATTTTAAAGGATTATGCCACAAGAAACTAATCTCAACGTATCACCTTATTTTGATGACTTTGATCCGCAAAAAAATTATTATAAAGTATTATTTAAACCTGGACTCCCAGTTCAAGCAAGGGAATTAACTACTCTTCAATCAACACTTCAAGATCAGATTGAGCAAGTAGGAACTCATCTTTTTAAAGAGGGTTCAGTAGTTATTCCTGGACAAATTAACTATAACAATGCATTATATTCTGTTGAAGTTGAGCCAGAGTATCTTGGCATTGCTATAGACAACTATGCTGACGATCTTGTCAATGTATTTGTCAGAGGACAACGATCAAATGTCAGAGCTAAGATTGTATTTTACGAAGGAACTTCAGCATCAGAAAGAGGATACTATACCTTCTTTGTAAATTATGTTAGTTCTGGAAATGATGGTAAGCAAGTATTTGATGATAATGAGACTCTTTTATTGGAGAGTAATTTATCCACAACGGTTATAAATTTCCAAGCAGGACAAGGATTTGCAAATACAGCACCTGTTAATGCAATTTCAAATGGTTCGGCAATCTTTTTATCCGAAGGTGTATACTTCTTAAGAGGAACTTTTGTAAAAGTTCCTGGACAAACTTTAGTTCTTGATGCCCACGATCCAAATCCATCATATAGAGTTGGATTAGAAATCTATGAAGAAATTGTTTCATCAGGAAAAGATTCTAGTCTTACCGATAATGCAAAGGGATTTAATAACTATGCAGCACCAGGTGCAGATAGATTAAAAATTACTGCAGTTCTTGCAAAAAGATCATTAGAGTCAACAAAGAACGAAAATTTTGTTGAGTTAATGATCATTAGAAATGGTTTTGTTCAGCATATAGAAGATAGAGCAGATTATAACTTACTTGCAGATGAACTTGCAAGAAGGACTTACGATCAATCAGGTGATTTTTATGTAAAACCATTTTCTATTCATGCAAAAGAATCTCTCAATGATAGAAAGGGAAATAATGGCGTATTTACTAAAGATCAATTAACATACAATAATAATGTTCCTAGTGATGATCTTGGAACTTACAAAATATCTCCAGGAAAAGCATTTATTAAAGGTTATGAAGTTGACTCTCGTACAGTACAGTACTTAGACTTCCCAAAAACAAGAACAACCAAAACATTAAAAAATCAAGGAATAAATTATTTTACTGGACCCACATTAACTCTCAATAGAGTCATTGGTGCTCCTAGAATTGGATTTAGTACTTCATCTGTTATAAGTTTAAGAGATTCTAGAATAGGTGTTACTAGTACAACAGCAGCAGGAAAGGAGATTGGTGTTGCAAGAGTATATGATTATGCATTAGAGTCTGGATCATATTCTTCAACTGTTGGTGACTTAAACGAGTGGGACATCACTCTATATGATATTCAACCATACACTGAAATGACTCTAAACCAGTCAGTAACTCTAAGTGTTCCTACATTTGTTGAAGGAAAGTCTAGTGGTGCAACTGGACACCTAAGATTTGATACCAATACTGGAATTGTAACAACATATAATACTAAAGGAGCATTCCTCAAAGGAGAAAAGTTAATATTTAATGGTATTGATAATGGTAGAATTTCTACAGCAGTAACAGCATTTAGTGTTAGTGATGTAAAATCACTTTACAGTTCTGTTGGTGTTGGACAAACATTTAATGGTGATACAAAGGCATATCCAACTCTCAGATTCCCATCAGTAGTAATTTCACCAAAAAGTGGTTCTGCTCCTGGAATTTCAACAGTCACATCTGTAGATTCTGAATTTCCCAATACAATAAAACCAGGTGATTTAGTATCATTTACAAATAGTCAATTAGGAACGACTAATGTAAAAACCTATGCGAAAGTTACAAGTATTATTGACGATTACAGTATTACTATTGTTGGCATTACTACAGTTGCAAATATTAATGACGGTGGTCTTCCAACAACAACGATCAATCCTTCAGATTTTGCAATTGCAAAAGCAAGATTCCAATCATCATCAGACAACACATTATATACACCATTACCAAAAGAGTTTGTCTCAAGTGTAGATATAACTTCATCAAAGTTATCAATTAGAAAAGAATATAACGTAACTATTACCGCAAATGCTACCAATACCATTCAAGCAGGTGAGAATGAAACCTTTTTACCATTTGATGAAGAGCGTTATGTTTTAATTAATAGTGAGGGTGGATTTGAAGAACTTACTCAAGATAAGTTTAGATTTACCAATGGAAATAGAGAATTAAGAATCTTTGGTCTTTCGGTATCTGGATCTGGAAGATTGATTACAACACTTGAAAAAAATAGTGTAGTCAACAAAGTAAAAAATTCTAAAAAGACAAACTCTATTATCGTCAATAAGTCCAAGTTAACATCATCTGGTATTGGTTCAACAACATTAAATGATGGATTGACTTATGGTGCATATGGATATGGTCTCAGAGTTCAAGATAAAGATATTTGTTTATTAGAACCAGATGTCATAAAAGTATATGGTGTTTTTGAGTCGGATGATACAAATGATCCTGTTCTTCCACAAATCACACTGTTTAATATGAATGGTCCATCAGGTAAAACTGATGATTTCATTATTGGTGAAGAGGTAGTTGGCAAAAATAGTGGTGCCATTGGACTCTTTATTGAAAGACCAAACTCATCTAAGATTTCAATTGTTTATTTAAATGATTTAAGTTTTGAGATAAATGAGACTATAATTACACAAACAACAGGAATCACTGGAACTATTAGTGATTTTACTCCAGGAGATGACAATATTCTCAATAGATATCTTTTAGACTCTGGTCAAAGAGATACTATTGTAGATTATGCAAGATTGGTAAGAAAACCAAATACAAAAGATCCTAGAGGAAAATTAAGAATCATATTTGAATCTGCAGAATATTCAGATTCTACAGAAGGAGATATTACAACCGTATCTTCTTATGACCAATTTAACTATTGTGATCTTCCGTTTATCAAGAACAAAATCAGACTTACGGATGTTCTTGACATTAGACCAAGAGTTCGTACATTTGATCCAAATTCAACAGCAAAATCACCTTTTGAATTTGACTCTCGCAGTTTTATAGATGCAACCAACTCTGCCAAAAATATTTTGGCATCTGATGAATCAATTACGCTAACATATTCACATTATCTGCCTAGAATTGACAAACTTTATTTTAATCCAGATGGTGGATTCCAATTAATTAAGGGTGTTCCTTCAGAATCACCACTTCCACCACTTTCTATCGATAATGCATTAGAAGTTGCTACAATCAAACTTCCACCATATCTCTGCAATGCAAACAATGTTTCCATATCTCTGAAGTCTCACAAGAGATATAGAATGCAAGATATTGCACTTCTTGAGGATAGAATTAAGAATCTGGAGTATTATACTGCATTATCTTTACTCGAAGCAAAAACTGAAGCATTAATTATTCCAGATAATAGTGGATTAACTAGATTTAAATCTGGTATATTTGTAGATAACTTTACAACGACCAAAAATCAACTTAAAGCAGGTAAGATTACAAATAGTATTGATCCACTTAATTTAGAGTTAAGACCATCACACTTTACTACTGAGGTTGATCTTTTAATCGGATCTAAATCCCTTATTGGAATTGGAACCACTGCAAATCCAAACGTAAGTCCAGCATTTGCAACAGATATTGTTGGTTCAAACTTCAGAAGAACTGGTCAAGTTATTACAATTGATTACTTCTCTACTTTACAAATTGAGCAACCATTTGCAACTAGAATTGAAAATGTTGTTCCTTACCTTGTAACAACATATAATGGTAATATTGAACTATTCCCATCTTCTGATATCTGGATTGACCAAGTAAGATTGGCACCACAACAGATTGATGTTGATGACTATACTCAAACTAGACTTCAGTTAGAATTTGATGGATATGATCCACAAACAGGTTTAGGTCCAGTTCGTTGGGGAGCATGGGCAGCAACTTGGACAGGTTCATCATCAACCTCAACAAGCAATACAGTTGTAACATCAACTTCTACTACAAATAACGGTAGTGCCCTTGTAACAACAAGTCAGTTAGAAACTACTACAACTACTACAACTACACAAACAGGTACAGAAACTAGAGCTGGTGATCAACTTAGACTTTCTGAACAAACTGAGACTATTAATGAGGGAGATAGGGTTGTAAGTTCTGACGTGATCGCGTTTATGAGATCACGTAACATCGAATTTACAGGAAGAAAGTTTAAACCACGTACAAGAGTATATGGTTTCTTTGATGGGGAAGATGTTAATAGTTACATCGTTCCAAAACTTGTTGAAATTAGAATGATTAGTGGATCGTTCAGTGTTGGTGAAACCATTACTGGCACTATGCCAACTAGTTCTACTCCTGTTGTTGGTGCATCAACACCATCAATTACATTTAAAGTTGCACAGTCTAATCACAAATATGGACCAATTGATAATCCAACTGATATCTTTACATTAAGTCCATATGATGAAAATTATACAATCCCACAAAACTATTCTAGTTCATCCATTATTCTTAATGTAGATACTAGAACACTATCAGAAAGTAATCAATCAGCATTTACTGGATTTATCAGAACTGGTATGAGACTCAGAGGTGTTACCGCTGAGGCAGAGGTTATTGATGTTAAATTGGTATCTGATGATGTTGGTACTGTTATTGGAACATTCTTCATTCCAGATCCAAACGTACCTTCTAACCCATCATTTGAAGTTGGAACAAAAGTCTTTAGACTTACTAATAATTCTACAAACAGCAGTCTTGGTGGATTGACTGGAACTTCTGGAGAGCAAGCATACTTTGCTTCTGGTACTTTAGATAATGTCCAAGAAACCATAAGATCAACAAGAAAACCAAGGTTTGAAGTTGTCGCTGCAAGTGAAACTAGAGCTGCAACTGATGTTCAGGTAACAACTGTTGTAAGTAACAGCACACAAACATCAGTAACACCTCTACCACCTCCCCCTCCACCACCACCACCGCCACCACCACCACCAAGGCCAAGACCTTCGGCACCGAGACCTGCTCCGCCACCACCAAGGCCAGCACCTCCTCCGCCGCCACCACCACCGCCACCACCACCACCGCCACCGCCGCCACCACCAAGGCCAGCGCCTCCGCGTGGTAAGGATCCACTCGCACAATCATTTACGATTTATGATGATCCAGGTGCATTTGTCACTGAGGTAGATATCTTCTTTAGAACGAAGGATCCACTTCTACCCGTTACTGTCCAATTAAGACCAATGATTGCGGGTGTCCCATCATCACAGGTATATCCTTTTGGTGAGGTTATTCTTGATGCTAAGGACGTTATTGAAACTTTTGATGCGACTGTTCCAACAAAAGTTACGTTCCCTGCTCCAGTATACTTAAATGGAAACACAGATCACGCCGTTGTTCTGTTGTCGCAGTCTAATGAGTATACAGTATGGATTTCTAGAATGGGTGAAGTTGACATTAGTACACTTCTCCAACCAGAGTCTAGACAAGTAGTTGTATCAAATCAAGCTACATTTGGTTCACTGTTTAAGTCACAAAATGGCGCAACTTGGACACCAAGCCAGTATGAAGACCTTAAGTTCAACCTTTATGCAGCATCATTCTCAGAATCTGCCACAATATCATTCTTCAACCCAGAATTGAACAAAGGTAACCAACAAATTGCTACCTTACGTAAAGATGCTCTTGAATTTACATCAAGAAAACTTATCATTACTGCGAATGATATTATCGATACTAGTGGTTTTGTTGAGGGTAATACAATTATCCAACAAAATACCAGTGCAAGAGGAGATTATGTTGGTGCAGGTGGATCAGCAACTGGTAGTTTGACAATCGTAAATGCTGGAATTGGATACACTCCATCGGATGGTAATCAATTCACATTTACAAATGTTACCCTGAAGACATTCTCTGGAAATGGAAGAAATGCAACAGCAGACATTACAATTGGTGCTTCTGGTGCTGTAAGTGGAGTTGCAATTGCTGCCACCATCAATAATGGTGGATCTGGTTATCAAGTAGGTGATGTAGTTACTGTAGAAAGTATTGGAAATGATCAATTAGGAAGAAATCTTCAATTATCCATTCCTACTGTAAATGGTATTAATGAACTAATTATTGATAATGTTCAGGGTGAATTTGAACTTAATGCATCTAAACCTTTACAATACATTAGTCCAACTGGTATTACTACAATGCCTTTGGTTGCTGGTGGAAATGCGACAATTGATGATTTTGAATTGGCATCAGTTGCTGAAGATGGTTTACATATCAAGGTTAATCACAAAAACCATGGTATGCACTCAACAATTAACGTTGTAAAAATAGACAATGTTAATGGTGATTCTAAACCAACAACTCTTACTGCAGAGTATAAAAACTCAGATTCAACTGCTATTAGTATTGCAAGCACCGCTGGTTTTGCAACCTTTGAAAATGTTGCTGTGGGAGCAACCAATCCTGGTTATGCTCGTATTGACAATGAAATCGTCTCATATACTGGAGTTGCAAATGGTCAACTTACAGGTATTACAAGAGGTGTTGACACCACAAGAACATTCACATATCCATCTAAAACAAATATTCAAAAATATGAAAATAATGGAATCTCTTTGAGACGCATTAATACAACTCACTATTTACAAGATTCACTCGTATCTAGAGGAATTGGTCTTGATTACTATTACCTGAAGATTAATACTGCTACAAACGGTGTTGATAGAAGTACAGGATCTGGATTTGCTAAATTGTACCAAACAATTTCCAAGTCTAGTGGTGGTGATAAGATTAATGCAACTCAAAACATTCAATATGAAGCAGTTCGTCCTATTGTTCAATCTTTGAATTTACCAGGAACTCAAACAACTGCAACAATTAAAGGTATTACTGCAACCAGTGTTGATGGTAATGAAATCTCATTCCAAGAGACAGAAGCAACTCCAATTAACTTGAAGGAAGATACATATCTTCCAGAACCTCGTATGATTGCTTCTAGAGTCAATGAACTTGAGCAACTTGATAATCTTCCAGGCAACAAGTCAATGGAGGTAACCTTTACATTATCAACCGCAAATTCTGCAGTATCTCCAGTTATTGACTTGGATAGAGTTGGTATGGTTCTTATCACAAATAGAGTCAATGCTCCAATCACAGATTATGCAAATGATCCAAGAACAGCATCTCTGAATGAAGATCCAACGGCATTTATCTATGCAAATAAGCCAGTTGAGTTGGAAAATGCAGCAACTTCTATTAGAGTTCTTCTTTCTGGTTATGTAAATACATTTAGTGATATTAGAGTATTCTACTCTATTAGTAATGAACCCGAGAATAATCCATTGTATTATCCATTCCCTGGATATAATAACTTGGATACAAATGGAAGAATTATTGATTTTGCCGCTTCTAACGGATTACCAAATAAGAGAGTTCCAAAATCGGACATTTTAGCATCCGATAGTGCGAATCTTCCATATAGAGATTATGAATTTAGTATTGATGATCTTCCAGAATTTAGATACTTCTCTATTAAACTTGTTGGAACGTCTACAAATCAGGCATATCCACCAAGATTTAAAGATCTCAGAGTAATTGCACTTGCATAACATGGACAACAGATACCTAAAGGTAGAAGGTCACAGTTATTTGGTCAGAGATTCACGTAGCAATGCTATTGTGAATCTCGACACATCTGGTTATGACACATACAAAAACCTGAGACGAGCAAAAAGTAGAGAAAAAGAACGACTTGAAAAATTAGAAAATGATGTAAGTGAAATTAAAGATCTCTTGAGGCAACTAATAGAGAAGGATCAGTAAAATGGCAACACCAGCATCTAGACAGGATTTAATTGACTATGCAAAAAGGCAACTGGGAGCTCCAGTTCTGGAGATTAACGTTGCCGATGAACAAATTGAAGACATCATAGACGACTCTCTACAATACTTTTATGAGAGGCATTTTGATGGTGTCATTCAAACATTCCTGAAATATGAAGTTACTCAAGAAGATATTGATAGAGCAAGAGCAACTTCTGGTGGCGTTGGTATAGCAAGTACATCTGCTACAGCAAATATTGCAGGATCTCAAAAGACCTTTAATTTTTTTGAGACTAGCAATTATATTCAAGTTCCTCCACAAATTTTAGGTATTAATAAAGTCTTTGCATTTGAAGGATCAAACAGTCTTTCGAGTGGAATGTTCAATATTAAGTACCAATTGTTCCTCAATGATGTTTATTACTGGGGATCCACAGAACTTTTAACATATTCTATGGTTAAAAGATACTTATCCGACATTGATTTCTTACTTACCACAGAGAAGCAGATAAGATTTAACCAAAGACAAGATAGACTTTACATGGATATGGACTGGGCTTCTCTGAATCCAGGACAATTTTTAATTATTGATTGTTACAGATTAATTGACCCAGCAGATTCACCAAGAGTTTGGAGCGACTCATTCCTCAAAAAGTATGTTACTGCAGCACTGAAGAAGCAATGGGGTCAAAATCTAATCAAATTCCAAGGTGTAAAACTTCCTGGTGGAACTGAATTAAATGGCAGACAAATTTACGACGACGGCGTAAATGAATTGAACGCCTTGATCGATAAGATGTCTTCTACATATGAACTTCCACCATTAGACATGATCGGTTAGTAATATGGCACTAAATCCTTTCTTTTTACACGGATCTTCTGGAGAACAGAATCTAGTACAAGATCTGGTCAACGAACATATAAAAATGTTCGGGGTAGAAGTATATTATATGCCAAGGATCTATGTAAATGAAAAAACGATCATGGAAGAAGTTTCCAGATCGGAATTTACTTCTGCTGTTCCTTTAGAGGCATATGTAGAAACATTCGATGGATTTAGTGGTGCTGGTACTCTGCTATCAAAGTTTGGGGTTCAAGAAATTGATGACCTTACTATCATAATATCAAAAGAACGATATGAAACTGTAGTTCAACAGCAAATAGCAACTATTGCCAATACAAAGTTAACAAATAGACCAAAAGAAGGTGATTTGGTTTACTTCCCATTGGGAGATAGATTATTTGAAATTAAATATGTAGAACATGAAAAACCATTTTGGCAACTTCAAAAAAATTATGTTTATGAATTGAGATTAGAACTCTTTGCATACAATGATGAAGAAATTGATACTGGTATCAATCAAATTGACGACAATGTAATTGATGAAGGATATATTCAGACCTTTAATATGGTTGGTGTTGGATCTACAGCAACTGCTATTACAAGTCTCAGAGATGGTGCAGTAAGAAATATTGTAGTATCTAGAAGAGGATCTGGTTATGATGAAGTACCAAGAGTTGCAATAACATCAGCACCAAGCGGTGGATTAACTGCCGTTGGAATTGCATCAATGATTGGTGGAATTGTAGATCTCTGCGAATCAAGTCCAGATAAACTGAGAGTACAGCGTGTTGATGTTGCTGATCCAGGATTTGGATACACAACTGCACCTAGGGTAACTTTCCATGGTGGTGGTGGAAGTGGTGCATATGCTACAGCAAATATTGCTGATAGAACAATTGGTATTGTAACAATTACAAGTGGTGGTAGTGGATATATTGGTATTCCAACAGTAACTGTTGTAAAACCAGGAATTGGAAGCACAACAATTGACGCTAGGGTAACAGCGAGAATTTCTGGATTTGGTACAATCACAGAACTTATCATCGAGGATGCTGGTGGATATTATGAGGGAGTTCCTCAGATCATTATTGCTGGTCCACAACAAAATGTAGGTTATGGTACATATTTACTGAATGAGGACGTTGTTGGTGCAGCAAGTAGTGCAACAGCAAGAGTAAAAGATTGGAATGCCACTACTCAGGTTCTGAAGTTGGGAGATATAATTGGAGAATTCCGAGGTGGAGAAGCAATTGTTGGTCAAGCAAGTGGAGCATCATATGCAACAATCGCCATAAATAAATTTAATGTCCCAGAAGACAAGTTTGCACAGAATGATACTATTGAATTAGAGGCAGATCAAATCCTTGACTTCAGCGAATCTAATCCATTTGGTATCCCATAAGGAGTTTACACAATGTTTGATCATTTTTATCACCAAATCTTTAGAAGAACTGTAATTGGATTCGGTACTCTTTTCAATGGACTTACCATCGTAAGAGATGGTGGAGAAATTATTAAAGTTCCATTGGCATATGGTCCAACTCAAAAGTTTTTAGCACGTCTTGAGCAGCAACCTGATTTGAACAAACCAGTTCAGATTAGTTTACCAAGAATGTCATTTGAATTCACTGGAGTTCAGTATGACACAAGTAGAAAACTTGCTGCTACTCAAGCATATGCTGTAGCATCTAAAGATAATAGGAAAGACATTAAAAAAATGTACTTTCCAGTTCCATATAATATGAGTTTTGAATTGTCTATTATGACACTTCTTAATGATGATGCATTGCAAATAGTAGAGCAGATATTACCATATTTTCAACCAAATTTTAATTTGACAATAGATTTAGTAGAATCTATTGGTGAGAAAAGAGACATACCAATAACATTAGAGAGCGTGTCTTTTGAAGATAATTACGATGGTGATTTTACAAATAGAAGAGTACTTTTATATACTTTAAAGTTTACAGCAAAAACATACCTATTTGGACCTGTTCCAGAATCCAGCAAAGATGTTATTACAAGAGTTTCTGTTGGTCTTGCTGGTGGAGATCCAAGTATAGATGCAAGGAGAGATCTTATCTATAAAACTCCAGTTGCAACAAAAGCATATAATGGAAATATAATTACTAATTTAGATTTGGATGTTACAAATAACACAACTATTATTAAAGTAAACGATTCAACAAATATACCAGAAAGACGTTATATTACTATTGATGATGAAACTTTATATGTTAAGAGCAAGAACAATAATGAATTGACTGTTACCCGTGGAATGTATGGAACAAGTGCTTCCGAACATGTTGGTGGTGCAGGTGTTCTTCTTGTAACTGAGTCTGATAATGCATTGATTGAAGCTGGTGATGATTTTGGTTTTAGTGGGCGATCATAATTATGAAGGATAAATTTAGCGAGTTAAATGATACTTTTGAAGTGGAAGCAGAAATTGTGAAACCAGAAACTGAAAAGAAAGAACTAGTAAAACCATCACAAAAAGAAGATGTAACTAAAGATTATGAGTACACAAGGGGCAATCTTTATTCAATTATTGAGAAGGGACAAGAAGCATTAGATTGTGCATTGGAACTTGCTCAAGATGGTGGTCAACCAAGACAATATGAGGTTGTTGGTCAGTTAATTAAAAATGTTGCAGATGCAACAGACAAGTTAATTGATTTGCAAAAAAAATTAAAAGATTTAGATGCAGAGCAAAAAGGTCCTACAAATGTGACTAATAATGCAATGTTCTTTGGATCTACTGCTGAGTTGTCTAAAATGATTAAGGCACAAACTAAAAACCTAAAGGAAGATAAATAGAAAAAAAGTGTTTTATAGAGATGTCCCGTAGTTTTGAGATAGACCCCCAAAAATTCAGAAGAGACGCTCGTGCCGCAAAGGTGAGAAACCTTGTGAAGGGTGGTGCCACTGAAGGAGAAAGGATGGCAGCACAGAGAAAAACAACTGGACCTGCTTTGCCAAAAGGATCAATTAAAAAGGGAATGAATCCCAATGAAGAAGTTGTCCCTGGTCTTAAAATAGTTGACATCATTCTTGGTGAGCAAAAGTGTGGCAAAGGTATGTACTACTGCTACACAGATAAGAAGTGCAAAAAGATACCTGAAGGTTTAAAAATGACCGCCAGATTTAGTGGTGGAGATAAAGAACCAGAGGAAGTTGGAATTGATACTCCAACTCAAAATGGTGGAGACACTAATGGTAAAGGTGGTGATTTTGGTGAAGGACTTTCTATTGAAGATGCTTTTGGTAATAAGTTCATGGAAGTAATTGATCTGATCAAACCAGAAGATGTTGTTGAGAAGTGTTGGGCGGGTTATACCCAAAAGGGTCTTAAGAAAAAAGGTAAAAAGATGGTCCCTAACTGTGTTCCAGTTGGTGAAGAAAAAGATCATGAAGTATCCATGGCACAATCACAATTAGCAAGTGCTGCTAAGGATATTAAGTCACTCAAAAAGAGTCTTGGTAAAAAAGAAAAAAATCTCCCTGCATGGATGCAAGCAAAGATTACTGATACTGAGCACAACATGAACGCTGCAGCAGGTTACACTAACAAAGAGGAGACCGAAATGCAAGAAGCAAAAGTAGATGCTGGATTAACTGACAAAGAAAAAGCAAAAGTTAGAACTGCAAGACAGGGTTATGCAGGTGCAGAACTTCGTGTTGGTGGGAATGTAAGTTCTCATACTGGAAATGTTGCAAGAAGAGCAGCACATAGAAAAACAGATGATATGAATAAGGACAAGAAAGATGTCCGTAGAGGTAAGACTAGTGGACCTCAGTTCCAGGGAAAAACTGGAGCAGAGCGTCTCGCTAAGGTGAAATCGGAACTTGGTGAGGCAGTAAGACTTCCATCAGAATTTGGTCATATTATGGCAGTTGTTGTGATGTGGAGAGGTAGGTCTTACCATATCAGAATGTTCTTCCCCCAGGCAAAGATGCCAACTAAAAAGGAAGCACAACTAGAAATTGAAAAGGTATATCCTGGTGGAAAAGTTATTAGTGTAGTAAGAAGCGAACTCCCAAGTCAATCTGCTCCAATCAACTCACCTTTGTTTAAGGTGACTAAGGAAGAGAAAGAAATGGGTTGTCCCAAATGTGCTGGTAAGTGTGGTAAAGGATGTGAATGTGAGTGCCATGGTGAAGAGAAAGAAGTTGATGAAGCAGCAGGTGAAAAAGATGCTTGCTACAAAAGGGTAAAATCTCGTTATAGTGTATGGCCAAGTGCATATGCATCAGGAGCATTATCTAAGTGTCGCAAAGTCGGTGCTGATAATTGGGGCAACTCTACCAAAGAAGAATTTGAGTATGAATTGAATGAAGGATGGGTGGCAAATACTGCTGCTCAGTATTTCATTGAGCAAGGTCTTAACGAAGAAGGTGTAGCAATCCTCACCGAAGAGATGGGTCTTGATGATTTTGTGGAGTTTGTATTTGATCTTGGTGAAGAGACCATGCTCACAGAAGCAAGAGCAGGTGGTGTTAGGGTTGAACCAGTTACCGCAAAGGGAAAACCTTTTGCTAAGGGCAAACCAACAGGTAAGTCTTTAGAGAGACTCCGCAAACTAAAAGCAGAGAGAAGACAAAAAGAAGCAGACGCATCTGCAGCAAAACCTTCAGGAATGAAGGCAGCACTTCAAAGTCAGTCTAAGACTGCTAAAAAGAGAGATCAAGCAGTTAGAAGTGCCAAGAGTCAACAACCTAAGAAGAGAGGCATTCTTGATAAGGTTGCTAAGCAAGTTCTAAAGGGTATTGATCGCCATAATGCTGCAGTGGCGAAAGCAAAGAGTGATATTAAGACTACTAAAAAACTTGCTGGAGAAACTGGTAAAACTATTGCGAAAGCAGCAGCAGTAACTCATGAGGCAGGTCGTCGTGCTGGCGAATCTAAAGTTGGACAAGCAGTTAAGAAGGTGGGTGGTGCTGCAATTAAAGCAGGTGTTGCAAAAGCTAAGAAAGATATTGAGTCTTTAAAAAATAAAAAAGGAGACAAGTAAATGAAGACATTCTCCCAATTTATTACAGAAGCAACATCTAGAAAACCGTCTGTTCAAAGAGCTCCTGATATGTCTGCCCGTGCTAGGCAACAACGTCAAGCACGAGATGATAGAAGACAAGCAGCAAGAGACCGTGCCGATGACAGAGCAAGGGCAGGTATTGATGCATTAATTGGTTCAGATGATGAGCGTGCTGCTGCAAAGCAAGCAAGGCAAAATCAAGCAGCAAACCAAAAGAAATTAAGACAAAAAGCAACTCGTGACCGCATGGCAGCAGCGGCAGAAAGGCATGGACTTGGTGAGAAGATGAATCTCGCTAAAGCAGATATGGGTGATGTTATCAAAGACTTCAGAACGTCTGATGCTCCTCAATTTAAAGGTAAGTCAGACAAAAAAATCCGCCAAATGGCAATTGCCGCTAAATTGGAAGCAGAAAGAGGTGACCAAAAAGAAGATTGGCAAAAGGTCAATCGTAAAGATAAAACAGATGGATTAAGTCAAAAGGCGGTCAATGCTTATCGTAAAGAGAACCCAGGTTCTAAATTGAAGACTGCTGTCACAACTAAACCTTCTAAACTTAAGAAGGGGTCCAAAGACGCTAAGCGTAGATCTTCATTCTGCTCCAGGATGAAGGGTATGAAGAAGAGACTGACCTCTGCAAAAACTGCAAGAGATCCAGACTCCAGAATCAATAAAGCACTTCGTCGTTGGAATTGCAACTGATGAAAACATTTAACCAGTTTATCTCAGAAGCAAGTGAGGGTGGTTCTCCATATAGAGAATATAAACCCAAACCACAACCAAAACCTTCTCAACCTCCAGAAGGATTTGATGCTTTTAAGAAAAAATACTTGAAGAATAAAAATGATGAAAAAATCGAAGAGGGGCGCAAAAGTGGTGATTATTCTTTGCGTGACTGGTTTGCTAAGAGTCGCTCTTCTGATGGCACCCCTGGTTGGGTTCAACTGGGTGGTAAATACGCAGGAAAACCCTGTGCAAAACAACCAGGACAAAAAACCAAACCAAAGTGTGGTTCTTCAAAAATGAAGCGCAACCTCTCTAAAAAAGAAGAGGAGAGTGCATTTAGAAGGAAGAACAAAAAAGACAAGAATCCAAATCGTAAAGGTAAACCAATTAACGTTGCTACTGAAGTTAAAAAGAAGAGGAAGAAAAAATGAAAAACTTTAAACAGTTTATGTCAGAGTCAGTAAATATTTCTGGTGACTTTAATGGCAACCTTTATATCAACTCCCAACAAGAACAACCCCAAGAAGTTGGTGAGAGTTATGTTGCAGATGTAATGTGGAAAGGAAGTCTATATAGACTTGAGATGGTTACTAAAACTGGTCTACCATCAAAAAGAGAATTAGGTGAACAACTCCAGCAAGAATATCCAGGAGCTATTGTACATAACATTTATCCAGTAGAAGAAAAGAATTTTAATATTAAAAATGCACAGAGGTATCATCCCTCAAAACTAGAATGGATTGATTGATTCATGGCACAGTGGAATAAGAATACACAAGACTTTCTAAACCAAGAGAGAAGTCTCTTTGAGGTTTATAATATTGCTGATCACTGGGGAAACCAGACAGACTGGAGACCTCAGTTTTCTGACAATAACAGACTAAAGGTTGCTCCCTTCCAAACAGTTTTCTTCAATACTTTCCAGTATGGTAAGGAGACTGATGTTTGGGATGAGAGTGTAGTTGGTGTTGGAACTGCTACTCATAATCCCAATTCCAGTAATGTGGTTATGGAAGTTGGTTCTACTGCTGGTAGTAAGGTTGTCAGGCAGACTAAACAGGTAATGAGATATATTCCTGGTAGACCAGCAACTCTCGCATTTGCAATTCGTCTAGAGACACCACAAGTCGGTATTCGTAGAAGATTCGGATTGTTTAATGAGACCGATGGTGCTTACTTTGAGGATGATGGAGGCACATATTCTTATGTAATTCGCAGCAGTGCAACTGGTATCACTACAGAAACAAGAATAACCAGAGAAAACTGGAATGGTGAAAAGTTTGATGGTAATGGATACACTGGTGTAACTGCTGATGCTACAAAACAGCAGATGATTTCCATTAACTATGAATGGTATGGTGCAGGTGGTGTAA